ATGGGCGAACAGGGTGGCTTCAAGCACTCCGATCGCATCAAGTTGCAGGATAAGTGGATAAAGCTCTTTGGCGGTAATTATGCGCATATGCGACCTGATCTTGACATACGACCTGTACCAAACTTCAAAGTATCGTCAAAATGTTGCTACTATATGAAGGAAAAGCCTTGCGACGATTGGGCAAAAGAACATAACAGCTATCCATATTTGGGACTTATGGCGTCAGAAGGCGGTCAAAGGGAAATGGCACTAATGAAAAACGGCTGCAACTATTATGGTAAAACTACAACACGAAGCTGTCCGTTTGCTATATTCACGAGGCAAGATCTGTTACAGCTTGCTCTTGACCTTAATGTACCCGTTCCAAGAGCATATGGAGAGATCAAACGCAAAGAAAATGGTGAGCTTTACACTACGAGAGCGCAGCGTACGGGCTGTTCAATGTGCGGCTTTGGTATACATATGGAGCAGCGTCCTCACCGCTTCGATAGGCTGCGTGAAGATAATCCCGCTGAATGGGAATACTGGATGAAACACTGCTGTAAAGACGAAGACGGCACAGTTTATGGCTGGGGACGTGTGCTTGACTTTATAGGTGTTGAATGGAGATAATGAAAGGAGCGAACTAAAATGTCAGTAAAAATAAACTCACTTGAATTTGAGAACGTAAAGAAGATAAAAGCCGTACAGCTTGAGCCTGCAAAGAATGGACTTACTGTTATCGGCGGTAAGAACAGGCAGGGCAAGACCTCTGTGCTTGACGCTATCGCTTGGGCGCTTGGCGGTGACAAGTATAAGCCGTCCTCTCCTCAGCGTGAGGGGTCTGTTGTCGAACCGCATTTGAAGATCACCCTCGACAACGGAATCGTGGTGGAGCGTTCGGGCAAGAACAGCTCTCTCAAAGTCACGGACAGCACAGGTAAGAAAGGCGGTCAGCAGCTTTTGAACAGCTTTGTTGAACAGTTCGCACTTGACCTGCCTAAGTTCATAAATCAGTCAAGCAAGGAAAAAGCTTCAACTCTGCTGAAAATAATCGGCGTGGGCGATACGCTCTATCAGCTTGAGCATAAGGAACATTCACTCTATGACCAGCGTACCGCTATCGGCAGGATAGCTGACCAGAAGTCTAAGTTTGCAAAGGAAATGCCCGTGTATGCAAACGTCCCTGCCGAGCCTGTTTCAGCTTCGGAGCTTATCAGACAGCAGCAGGATATACTTGCTCGCAACGGTGAAAATCAGCGTAAACGTGACCAGAAAGAATACTACGAAAAGCAGTTGGAGATTGCTAAGTCTGCCTATGAGCGTGCAAAAGCAAGCTATGAAGCGGCAGTGAACAACTTCAAGCTTGCAAGCCTTGACGCACAAGACCTTGTAGACGAAAGCACAGCGGAGCTTGAAAAGAACATCTCAGATATTGAGGAGCTGAACAAGAAGATAAGAGCAAACCTCGACAGGGAGAAAGCTGAGATAGACGCCGAGGACTACCGTTCACAGTATACATATCTCACTGAGCAGATAGAGGACGTAAGGCAGGCTAAAACCGACCTGCTGGGCAGTGCCGACCTGCCCCTTGAGGGCCTTTCCGTTGAGGACGGAGAGCTGCTGTATAACGGGCATAAGTGGGACAGTATAAGCGGAGCAGAACAGCTTATCGTCGCTACCTCTATCGTGGGAAAGCTCAACCCTGACTGCGGTTTTGTACTGCTGGACAAGCTTGAGCAAATGGATACCGACACCCTTGATGACTTCGGTAAGTGGCTCGAAGCACAGGGCTTGCAGGCGATAGCCACAAGAGTTTCTACAGGTGACGAGTGCAGTATCATAATCGAGGACGGCAGGTCAATGGACAATGATAAGGAAGAAAACACAGAAACGAAAACTTGGAAAGCAGGTGCATTTTAATGTATGAAATAACATCAGGAGTTGTAAGCTCCGCACAGAAAGTTGTGATATATGGTCCTGAGGGCATAGGCAAATCCACCTTTGCGGCTCAGTTCCCCGACCCTGTATTTATTGATACAGAGGGCAGCACAAAGAAGCTGAACATCAGACGTTTCCCTAAGCCAACAAGCTGGGAAATGCTCAAAAACGAGGTAAAGGAAGCTATGAACGGCAGGCTCTGCAAGACCCTTGTCATTGATACATTTGATTGGGCTGAACAGCTTTGCATTGAAACGATCTGCTCGGCACATCAGAAGAAAGGCATTGAAGATTTCGGCTACGGCAACGGCTACGTCTACGAGAAAGAGGAGATAGGCAAGTTCCTTAATCTCTTGCAGGAGGTAGTTGACAGCGGTATCAACGTTGTGCTTACGGCTCACGCTCAGATGAGAAAGTTTGAACAGCCTGACGAGCTGGGCGCTTATGACCGCTGGGAACTGAAACTCGGCAAGAAAACTTCTTCTCAGATATCGCCTCTTGTGAAAGAATGGGCTGATATGGTGCTGTTTGCAAACTACAAAACATATGCAGTAGCTGTGGATAAGGACGGAAAGAAGTTCAAGGCACAGGGCGGCGACCGTGTTATGTACACCACACATCACCCTTGCTGGGACGCTAAAAATCGTGACGGACTTCCGTCTGAAATGCCTTTTGAGTATAGTGGCATAGCTCACCTGTTTGCGTATACACAGCCTGCTGAAATGCCTAAGCCTGTGCCTGCACCGACAGCTCAGACAGCACAGCCTACACAGACCGCACAGACTGCCACACAAAAGTCGGACGAGCCTCTTACTGATCTCAGCGGCTTTGAGGACGTTGCACCACCTATCGTTATCCCTGATGGCATACCGAAAGCACTTGCGGACCTTATGAGAGCCAACAACGTAAGCGAATCGGATATACGTCTTGTGGTATCTCAGAGAAACTATTTTCCTTATGATACCCCTATTACAAACTATCCTGACGACTTTGTACAGGGCTGTCTGATAGGCGCTTGGGAGCAAATGCTGCCGCTTATCAGAGAAAATCAGAAAGTACCATTTTAAAAGGAGGACAACACTATGGATAATTTTATGGAATACGGCTGGGAAGATGAGATAGTCAACGAGGGTGGGGACTTTGTCCTGCTCCCTGAGGGGGATTATGACTTCACCGTTGCAAAGTACGAACGTGCAAGGCACGAGGGGTCGGCAAAAGTGCCGCCCTGCAATATGGCAAAGGTCACATTCACCATTTGGGGTGCAGAGGACAGCGTGGAGATAACAGAGAACTTCTTCCTTTGCAACAAGTTTGAGTGGAAGCTCTCAGCACTTTTCCTGGCTCTCGGCTTGAAAAAGCATGGCGAGCCGTTGAAAATGAACTGGAACGCTATCACAGGCAAAAAGGGCAAGTGTCACGTCTACGTTGACAACTACAAGAACAAGGACGGCGAGGACAGGCAGTCCAACAAGATTAAAAAGCTCTATGCCTATGACGAGAATGTGACTACCGTTCAGCCTGCTCAGATGCAGACACCACAGTATAGTCAGCCTGCTCAGACAGGTGGCTGGAAAGCCGGTGCGTTCTGATGATGAATTTAAGACCATATCAAAACGAGGCTAAGCTTGCTATACTCGAACAATGGTCTGAGGGAATAAACAAAGTCCTTGCAGTTCTGCCCACAGGAACGGGAAAGACAATACTTTTCTCGGCTGTTACGGAAGAATGTGTGCGGCAGGGTAAGCGTGTGCTTATCCTTGCCCACAGGGGCGAGCTGCTCGACCAGGCGGCGGACAAGCTTATGAAGTCAACAGGGCTTGGCTGTGCCACCGAGAAAGCAGAGCAAAGCTGTTTAGGCTCTTGGTATCGTGTAGTAGTAGGCTCAGTTCAGACCCTTATGCGTGAGAAAAGGCTCAAAAGCTTTTCGGAAAATTACTTCGATACCATTATCATTGACGAGGCTCATCACGCTATCTCAGACGGCTATCAGAGAGTGCTTGACCATTTTCCTGAAGCTCAGGTACTCGGGGTAACAGCTACACCTGACAGGGGCGATATGAAGAACTTAGGCTCGGTGTTTGACAGCCTTGCATATGAATACACCTTGCCGCAGGCTATCAAAGAGGGCTATCTTTCACCTATCAAGGCTATCACCATACCGCTGAAACTTGACCTTTCAGGAGTATCAACTCAGGCAGGAGATTTTAAGGCAAGTGATATCGACACGGCACTTGACCCATATCTTTATCAGATAGCTGATGAAATGCTCAAATACTGTAAGGAACGCAAGACAGTTGTGTTTCTGCCGCTTGTCAAGACCTCTCAGAAGTTCCGTGATATCCTTATCAGCAAAGGGTTCAACGCCGCTGAGGTCAACGGAGAAAGCACAGACAGAGCGGAGATACTTGAAGCTTTCGACAAAGGCGAATACAACGTGCTGTGCAACTCTATGCTCCTTACAGAGGGCTGGGACTGCCCGTCAGTTGACTGCGTTATCGTGCTAAGACCAACAAAAGTGCGTGGACTTTACTGTCAAATGGTAGGCAGAGGCACAAGACTTTGCGAGGGAAAGACAGAGCTTTTACTGCTTGATTTCCTATGGCACACAGAACGCCACGAGCTTTGCAGGCCTGCACACCTTATCTGTCAGAATGAAGAGGTCGCTGAGAAAATGACCGAAAACCTTGCCAATGAGGCAGGCTGTGCAGTAGATATCGAAGAGGCAGAAAAACAGGCAAGCGAGGACGTTGTGGCACAGCGTGAAGAGTCTTTGGCAAAGCAGCTCAAAGAAATGAAAACACGCAAGCGAAAGCTCGTTGACCCTTTGCAGTATGAAATGTCAATACAGGCTGAGGACTTGTCCTCTTACGTTCCTGCTTTTGGCTGGGAGTGTGCTCCTGCTACCGACAAGCAGAAAGCAAAGCTTGAAAAGCTGGGCATTTTCCCTGACGATATAGACAACGCAGGCAAGGCAAAGCTTATCCTTGACCGACTTGAAAAGCGCCGCAATGCAGGACTTACCACACCTAAGCAGATAAGACTGCTTGAAAGCAAGGGTTTTGAACACGTCGGCTCTTGGAGCTTTGACAGCGCAAGCAAGATGATAGCACGTATCTCTGCCAATGGTTGGAGAGTGCCGAGAGATATCGACCCGAAAACATACACACCTGAGAACTAAGGAGAAGTGAATGGATAACACAAATTTGCTTAAAATGCTTGAATACATAGACCCTGCAAGCTGTGATTATCAGGAATGGGTCAACGTGGGAATGGCTCTCAAACACGAGGGCTATTCCGTGAACGATTGGGACAGTTGGTCGAGGTCAGACAGCCGTTATCACAGCGGTGAGTGTGAACACAAGTGGCAAGGCTTTAACGGCAATGCTCAGCCTGTGACCGCAGGAACTATCGTGCAAATGGCAAAGGAAAGAGGATACAGTCCCCATGAGTTTAAGGCATACGATTGGGACGGCGAGATAGTTGCAGAAGAAAGCAGTCCCCTTGTAAACGGCGGTGAGGGCATACCGATCACCGAACCTGCCCAATGGGATCCTGTCAAGGAGATAGTCACATATCTTGAAACACTCTTTGAGGCAGGAGAGAACGTGGGCTATGTTACGCAAACGTGGGAAACAGAAAAGGACGGCAAGACCAGGTATTTGCCCACAAAAGGGTGCTGTGACAGGACGGCAGGGGAACTTATCAAGAGGCTTGGCGAATGTAACGGCGACATTGGTGCTGTGTTTGGCGACTACAAGGAAGAAGCCGGTGCGTGGATACGTTTCAACCCTCTTGACGGCAAAGGCGTAAAGAACGAGAATGTAACAGACTACCGCTACGCTCTTGTTGAAAGCGACAGTATGCCAATAGAACAGCAGAACGCTGTGATGAGAGAGCTTGAACTTCCTATCGCTGTGCTCGTATACAGCGGTGGAAAGAGCGTTCACGCTATCGTCAAGATAGACGCTCCCAACTATGATGAATACCGCAGGCGTGTTGATTTTCTTTACAAGGTCTGCAAAGAGAGCGGTCTTGACATAGATAAACAAAACCGCAATCCCTCACGTCTTAGCCGTATGCCAGGCGTCATGAGAAACGGTAAGAAACAGTTCATCATTGACAAGAACATAGGCAAAGAAAGCTTTTCAGAATGGAAAGATTACATAGAGAGTATCAATGATGATCTCCCCGACCCTGAGAGCCTGAGTGCTGAGTGGGATAACCTGCCTGAGCTTGCTCCGCCACTTATTGACGGTGTTCTCAGACAGGGTCACAAAATGCTCATTGCAGGTCCGTCAAAGGCAGGCAAGTCTTATGCACTTATCGAGATGTGCGTGGCGATAGCTGAGGGGGTCAAGTGGTTTGGCTGGCAATGCACCAAAGGAAAGATACTATACGTCAACCTGGAGCTTGACAGAGCATCTTGTCTGCACCGTTTCAAGGACGTGTACACCGCAATGCACCTAGAGCCTGAAAACCTCAGTAGCATAGACATATGGAACTTGCGAGGTCACAGCGTACCAATGGACAAGCTTGCACCAAAGCTTATACGCCGAGCAAGCAAGAAGAATTACATTGCCGTGATAATAGACCCTATCTACAAGGTCATAACAGGCGACGAGAACTCAGCAGACCAAATGGCACACTTTTGCAACCAGTTTGACAAGGTATGCACAGAGCTTGGCTGTGCGGTCATATACTGCCACCACCACTCAAAGGGAGCACAGGGCGGTAAGCGTTCAATGGACAGAGCCAGCGGTTCAGGAGTATTCGCCCGTGACCCTGACGCACTTCTTGACCTTTCAGAACTTGACATTTCAGACAGCCTTTACAAACAGCAGGAGGACGAAACTGTTTGCCGTATCTGTGAGAACTGGATGAGGAGATTTTACAGAAATACTGATGACCTTTGTTCACAGGACGATCTTGTTACGCCGTCAAAAATGCTTGAGATAACGCACAAGCACCTGCACCCGAACTCATACAAGCTTATGATGGCCGATATAGACAAGGCTAAGCTTGCGGTAAGAAACCGCACGGCATGGCGTATAGAGGGTACTCTAAGAGAGTTCCCGAAATTTGCTCCCCTCGATATGTGGTTTGATTATCCTGTTCACAGAGAGGATACCGTGGGCGTGCTTAAAGACTGCGAGGTAGAGGACATCGCACCGAATTGGAAGAAGAATTTCAGCAAGAAAAAGACCAATGAAGACCGCAGCAAGGAACGCAAGGAGAGCATTGAAACAGCTTTCAGCGGTGTGCAGGAGAACGGCAAGTGCCGCATTTCTGAGCTGGCGGAGTACATAGGAAAAGGTGAAAAGACAGTGCGTTCATACCTCAAAGAGCATGGTGGTTTCTGGATAGATGGCGGCGAATGCGGCTTAAAGAAGTGAGGGAAAGAAAGGAAAAAGTCGAGAAAATTTACTTTGAAACGGAAAGGAAAAAATCGAGTAAGTGTAAGGAAAATATCGGTGTTTTCCCTTGGGAAGAAAATATCGGCAAAATACCGACTTTTTCCCGAGGGAAGAAAAAGTATATTATTACATAATATATATTTTCGGGCATAAGCCGCCCGAAAATCTATTCTGAAATAATAAGGCGGCTAGCACACCGACCGCACGAGAGGAGCAGATAACAATGACTGAATTTTTTATGGCAATGATACCGCCGACAGCTACGGCGCAGGAGCACAAGGTGGCAGTAAGAAACGGCAAGCCGATATTTTATGACCCACCTGAAGTGAAAGCGGCAAAAGAAAAGCTAATAGCAAATCTTTCTAAGTATAGCCTTAACACTCCATACCGTGAGGGCGTACGGCTGATAACAAAGTGGCTGTTTCCTAACGACGGCAAACACAAGAACGGAGAGTACAAGACCAGCAAGCCTGATACAGACAACCTGCAGAAGATGTTCAAGGACTGTATGACAAAGCTTGACTTCTGGACAGACGACCAGCTTGTGGCGAGCGAGATATGCGAGAAGTTTTGGGCGGACATACCTGGCATTTATGTGAGGATAGAGGAGCTATGACGATACACGAAGTAAAGAAGAGTCTCGGACGCAGGGTAAGCTACAACGGTTCTGACTGCTACGAACTGACAGGGTGCATTATCCGCAAGAGCAGTAAGACAGGTCAGTTCTTCTATCAGGCAGAGATCGCTGACAAGACTTGTGGCAACACGTTGGTGTATTGTAGGCTGGAAGAGTTGAGGTGTGAGGAGGCAAAAGAATGAAAACACATGATCTGAAACTTAGCATAGAATTTTGTGACGCTGTTCTGAGCGGTGAGAAAATTTTTGAGGTCAGAAAGAATGACAGGGGTTTTCAGACGGGAGATCTGATAAGATTTATACCGACTGACGGAACGTCTTATCGTAGTTCAGACGGCACAGTAAGAGAACACGCAAAACATGAGATATCGGGACATACATACAAGATAACATATATCCTCAACGGCTGGGGAATAAAGAACGGGTATGTTGTGCTGGGAATTAAGGAGTATAGACAAACTGAGGAGGTCAAGCATGGAGATTGGCTTAAACCTGGCAATGACCCAATTGACAATAAACAATGGATTTGTTCCGAATGCAAAGGATTAACTGAAACGGCATATTATTGTGGGCATTGCTATTATAATTACTGCCCTAATTGTGGCACAAGAATGGACGGTGTTGCTAATGGCTGACCCAATGACCATGTCACGCCTGAAAGCCTACCGCAGGAACGCCTCAGCCATTGAGGACATCAAGGCGGAGCTTTCAGGCAAGTACGTTGCCGACACTATCAGCGTATGCACACCGCCGTCCTACACGCCACACAGCACACGCATAGACGGCTTTCTGCCAAGTGGTGATACACTTTCATTGCTGTGCGAACAGGCACGGCTAGAGCGTGAGCAGAGGACTGTGGAGGAGTTTATCAAGGGAATAGAGGACTATCAGACACGGCGAATGTTTGTACTGAAATTCATCAAGGGTAAGACGTACTTACAGATAGCTATGCAGGTTAGTGGTGGGAGAATCACAGAGGACGCAGTTGAAAAGAAGATAAAAAGATATATTTCAAAAAAATCTTGATTTGTCGGTTTTGTCGGTTTTTGCTGTGTTATAATTTATACTGAGGAAAGTGTAGATGTACCTCAGACTTGTACTTTCATTGAAGTCACCTCCAATTTTCTAAGCCCCGTAAGGGGCTTATGCAGAACGTGAGTGCATGAGCTTGCGGTCTGCGCCATGCGGTCAGTTGGTTTTCCGACAAAGCCAACAACATAATGTTTGAACCGCCGCCAAGCTTTCGGGCTTCGGGCGGTGTATGCAGGTCGAGAGCGAGCCAGCTCAACATCTGCTCCACCATTTACAAAAACTCCTTATAATATTTTCACAAGAGGCACTCCTATGGGGTGCCTTTTGCGTTGTGTCGTAAAAGGTTCATAAATGTCGAATTTTTGATATACTGCATAAAAAATACAAATGCTATTTATGCAGGAGGGAGAACTTTTGTGCAAAAGCTTGACTTTATTTGCTTTATGGTGTTATCATGTTGTTCAAGGGAGGTAATCGTGGTGTGTGATGAGAAAGATAATGCTGAAAAAGATAATACGCTTGGCAATCTGAAATTAGAAAATGCAAAATTGATGTTAGATTCGGCAAAACTTGATTATGATCGACAATGGAGTCGTAAGGCAAAACTTGATAGTAAAGCTAATGTTACACTCACAATTTCAGGTGTGTATGCATCTTTTTTTACTTTTCTGTATGATTTATCTAATATTTTTAATAAGAATAAATTCACGAAAAGCGAGGTTTTTGTAATATCAACTTATTTTCTTTTCATAGTTATTGCTCTTTTATTTTTTATATGTGGGGTAGCCGTATTACTATACATCATAAAAGCAAACAAATATATGGTTCCTAATACATCTGAAATTTATGAAGAAAATATGATGACTGTTCCAACATCAATTTTGTATAAAGCGTATGTAAATCAAATAATTAAATCTGTTCATTATAATAATTCTTTGCTGGATAAATTATTTATGTTGTATAATAGATCTTTGACTTGTATAGTTATCTCAATAATTATGGCAGTATTGGGTTTCTGTATTAGAATAAATTGTTTGTGAGGTGAGAATGATGGGAATAAAGGAAGATGTCGAAAAAATGCTCAGAGGTGAATCAGCTGAACCTGATTTTATTAGTAAATCTAGTGAAATAGGGCAGAAATCTGCGTATATTACAGAGGGATTACGAGCAGATGAATTAAGAAAAAGAAAAATGGAGACCTTTGAACTCAATGAATTTGTATTTGAATATAAAAATATAGATAAATGCAAATCAAATAAAGACTAAGTATATTTTTTACGCAATAAGGATATGTTAGCTTTAAATTATGAAGGACATCTTTTCATAAGGTGTCTTTTTTTGTACTGTCAAAAGAGAGGTGAGGTGAATGCCGAATGAACAGAATTTAATAGTTCCAAGCTCGAGTGAAGCTCGAAAAAACGGTGCAAAAGGCGGTAAAAAATCAGGCGAAGTCCGCAGACGTAAAAAGACTATGAAGCAGGTAATGGACTTTCTGCTTGAACAGCCTGCCAATACCAGAGCGGACTATGAGTTCCTCGTTGAGCAGGGCATTGACCTTAACAGCCTTGACCCTGACTTCATAAATAATATGCTTCTTGTGAATGCGGCTCTTATGGCAAGGGCTAAGCAAGGAGACGTTGCGGCGGTGAAAGAGCTGCGTGACATTATCCGTGATGACGATATGCTCAAACATAAGATAAAATACGATAACGCAAGGCTCAGGCTTGAAAAACAAAAGCTTGAGCCTGTTTCTATGCCTGATAAGGTGTACAGCGGTATCCCTGCGAGCCTTGTCGCTCCTACGTTCTCGCCTGTCCTGTTCGATATTGCAGAGCAGGAACATTCCGAGTATGTTTTCCCCGGCGGACGTGGCTCGACTAAATCTTCATTCTGCGGTCTGAACGTTATCGACCTGCTGATGAAGAACGAGAATATGCACGTCTGTGTTCTGCGTGCTGTGGCGAATACTCTTAAAGACAGCGTTTATTCTCAGATACTCTGGGCAATATCTGCACTTGGTCTTGATGATGAGTTTGCCTGCACAAAGTCGCCCCTTGAAATCACACGCATTTCAACAGGGCAGAAAATATACTTTCGTGGTGCTGATGACCCGCACAAGATAAAGTCTATCAAGCCTCCTTTTGGCTATATCGGCATCGTGTGGTTTGAGGAGCTTGACCAGTTCGGCGGTGAAGAAGCTGTGCGAACGATAGAACAGTCTGTTATAAGAGGCGGCGAGAGAGCATATAAGTTCAAGTCTTTCAACCCTCCGAAGTCGGCTCAGAACTGGGCGAATAAGTACATCAAAGTGCCGAGAACGGACAGACTCGTTACCGAAAGCACTTATCTAACTGTGCCGAAAAAGTGGCTTGGCAAGCCTTTTCTTGATGACGCCGAATTTCTCAAAGAAACCAATCCCACTGCCTATGAGAACGAGTATATGGGCGTTGCAAATGGTACTGGTGGCAATGTCTTCGATAACGTCCTCATAAGAGAGATTACCGACAGCGAGATAGCACAGTTCGATAACATCTATAACGGCGTTGACTGGGGCTGGTATCCCGACCTTTACGCTTTTGTCAGAGTACATTATGCCCCTGCTCAGCACACGCTGTTCATATGGCAGGAGTACACCTGCAACAAGACAAAGAACATTGATACCGCAAAGCATTTGCTGGAGCTTGGTATCACGGCAAACGATCTTATCACCTGCGACAGTGCAGAGAACAAGTCTGTTGAGGATTACAGAGCATACGGCTTGCTTGCAAGAGGTGCAGAGAAAGGCCCTAACAGCAGGGAGTATTCATATAAGTGGCTGCAATCTCTGCGAAGTATCGTAATAGATAATAAGCGTTGTCCTGTGGCTTGCGAGGAGTTCATCAACTGCGAATATGACAGGGATAAAGAGGGCAACGTTATAAGCGGCTATCCCGACGGCAATGACCACGTTATCGACGCCGTTCGGTATGCAATGGAAAGAGTATGGAAAAGGCGGGGTCAGTAAGCTATGGGCATTATTTCAAAAATAAGGGAGTGGATAAGCAGAATGCTTTCAAAGTCAGATATAAAGGGCGTTTACGGTATTGATATCGCCGTGACGGACAGTATGATAAGAGCTATCGACAAGTGGGACAGAATGTATGCAGGTAATGCAGCACCCAAGGGAGTTCACTCTCTGCGGCTTGAACACGCTGTTGTGAGGGAGTTTGCAAACACGGCTATCAATGAAATGTCCTTGAAAGTTTCCAATGATAAGCTTGATGCCATAATGAAAAACGCCCTTGAAAACCTCAACAAAAATCTGCAAAGAGGTCTTGCAACAGGAGCAATGATAATAAAGCCGCTGGGTGCTGATAAGGTGCAGTATGTTCCGCAGTCGCAGTTCATTCCTGTGGAGTATGACGTGAACGGCAGGCTTATAAAGGTCATTTTCCCTGAGATAAAACGCATGGGCGATAATGATTACCGCATAAGGCTTGAATATCACGCTCTGGACTATGAAAAAGGGCTGACTATCACAAACAGGGCTTTCCGTTCCAATGACGGCGTGTCTCTTGGTGCTGAGATACCTCTCACGGCTGTTTCAGAGTGGGCGGAGCTTATCCCTCAGGTGGCCTATCCCCTTATGCTGCGACCCTCTTTCGGCTATTATGTCAATCCTATCGACAATACAGTTGACGGTTCACATTCAGGCGTATCAGTGTTCGCAGGGGCGGAGGAAGTCATAAGAAAAGCTGATATCCAATTCGGCAGGCTCGATTGGGAGTTTGAATCCGGGGAGCGTGCCATAGACGTTGACGAGGCTGTGCTAAGACCTGTGACAGACCCGTTCACAGGTAAGAAACGTGCAGAAATGCCTAAGCTCAATGAACGGCTTTTCAGAGGGGTAAACGTGTCGGCTGGCACGAGCGGTGACTTTTATCACGAGTTCTCACCGCAGTTAAGGCAGGCTGATTTTATCGCAGGACTTGAAGAATACAAGCGTGAGATAGAGTTTGCTGTGGGGCTGTCCTATGGGGATATCTCAAACCCACAGACAGTTGATAAGACGGCAACGGAGATAAAGTCCTCAAAGCAGAGAAAGTTCGATACTGTCACGGCGATACAGAATAATCTCCGTGTCTGCCTCGAAGACCTATGCTATTCGCTGGCGTTTTATAATGGGCTTACTCAAAGCGGTTATGAGCTGTCTGTGAACTTCGAGGATAGTATCCTTGCAGATGATGAAACAAAGCGTGCAAGCGATCGTCAGGACGTTTCTATGGGCATTATGCCACTGTGGGAATACCGAATGAAATGGTATGGAGAGAACGAGGAAACGGCTAAGAAAATGACCTCCGACAGCACCGCAGAGGTAATAGAATAATGCTCAAAGCAAGCGAGATAGAGCGAATTTCAATGGTTCTTGACACCCCCCTGCGTGACCTTGAAATGCAGATAATGGAGGATATCGTCCGCAGGATAAAGATAAACGGCGAGATAACACGTTCGGCGGATTGGCAGATATACAGGCTTCACGAGCTTGGCATGAGCAAGCGTGAGATAAAGAATGCCATAGCCGATAACCTTGACCTCTCCAAAGCCGAGATAAAAGAGCTGTACAATGATATCCTGCAAAAAGGCTATGAATGGGACGATAGCATATACAAGACCAAAGGTAAAGCACGGATACCCCTTGAAGAAAATGAGGGCCTGCAAAGGCTGCTGTCGGCTGTATCGGAGCAGACTTCGGGGGAGCTTAAAAACATATCTCAGTCACTCGGATTTGCAGTAAAACAGCCTGACGGCAAGCTGAAATTCACGCAGGCGGCTGACTTTTATCAGCAGAGCCTTGATAACGCCATAATGGGCATAGCAAGCGGAGCGTTCGATTACAATACGGTCATAAAGAAAGTCATTTCGGATATGACGAACTCAGGTCTTCGCACTGTGGACTATGCCACAGGCTGGAGCAACAGGGCAGACGTAGCCGCAAGGCGTTCGGTAATGACAGGGCTTTCACAGCTAACCGCAAAAATGAATGAGGACAACGCCAAAGAGCTTGGCACAGACTATTTTGAAGTCACTTGGCACAGCGGAGCAAGACCCTCTCACCAAGAATGGCAGGGCAAGGTCTACAGCAAAAAAGAACTTGAAACTATCTGCGGTCTTGGTACTGTGACAGGTCTGCGCGGAGCGAATTGCTATCACGATTATTACCCCTTTATCCCCGGCATATCTGAGCGTTCCTACACAGACGAGGAGCTTGCACAGATGAATGCAGAGGAGAACAAGCCTGTTAAATACGGCGATAAAGAGTACACAAAGTATGAAGCTTTACAGCGGCAAAGAAAGCTTGAAACTGCAATGAGAGCCCAGCGGCAGAAGATACATCTTCTTGAAGAGGCAGGTGCTGATGAGGAGGATATCATCAACGCACGCTGCCGATATCGTGGCACTTCCCAGGAGTATACAAGGTTTTCAAAATCAATGGGTCTGCCCCAGCAGAGAGAGCGTGTGAACGCAGACGGATTAGGGAATATGGGGGTGGGGAAAACCAAGATAGACTTGACGCAAAAAGATTATAGTGATATAATTGATATGAAAGGTAAGATGTCTGATATAGACGTGCGAAAGTGGTACAGACACCATAACAAAAATATCCCTCAGCTTATCGACAAAAGCAAGTCTATTGAAGAACAGGCAAGACAAGCTTGTGAACTGCGTAACAAGTATCGCTTTCAGGCAAGAGAGTTAATGGAAGATCAAAAAGCTCGTAAAACCCTTGACCAGACCGACCCTATCATTTCTTTTGAAGACTTGGTATCAGATAAAATGGCACGAAAAAACATGAGCAGAGAAGAAGCTGTAGCAGACACTTTGAAGACCGCTGTAAAAACACGAAGATCAGTAGATAAAAAGTATGGATTGGATGATCAGCAATGAAGAAATATGAATACAATATTTGCACGGCTGCGGACAAAGAAATTTTTGAAAAGCAATGTGCGGCATTGGAAAAGCATATCCCAGGCATTGAACGGTCCGATATGCTGACAGATGTTGACGGCTCACAAACGCAGATATATGAATTAAACGGAAAGAAGATAATCGTACACAACAGTTATTATATTGACGCTGTGTACATTGATTCAGAAGTTGAACTTACAGAGTATTTCAAATGATAATTTTACCGCTTGACTAATGTCGGGCGGTATTTTTATACCCAAATATCGGAATTAAGCACCTTAACGGGTGCTTTTTTCATACCATTTCGTCCTTGATATGACGTTAAACTGTCAGACTTTCACACCGCAGACAGAGCGGTATATAAGCTATGTAGAAAGGACAAACATATGAAAAACATTTTTGAGATCCTTGCCGCTCTGGGTATTGTTATCCCTGAGGACAAGAAACAGGACATCACAAAACAGGTGGCAGAGAATTATAAGACTGTGGCTGAGTTTGAAAAGGTGAAAAGCCGCCTTGAGGTGGAGCGTGATAACTATAAGGACAGCCTTGATACTGCACAGAACTCTCTCAAAGAATTTGAGGGTGTGGACGTCAAGGAGCTTAACGGCAAAGTAGCACAGCTCACTGCTGACCTTGCTAAGAAGGATACCGAGTATCAGGCAAAGATATCTGATATGGAGTTTGACGCTACCCTTGATAACGCTATCTCGGCAAGCAAGGCAAGAAACGTCAAGGCTCTTAAAGCTTTGCTTGATGTGGAAACTCTCAAAGCTTCCAAAAATCAGGCTGAGGATATCAAGACGGCTATTGAGAACGTGAAGAAAGATAACGATTATCTTTTTGAAAGCTCCGAGCCTATCAAGAACCCGGTTGCTCTCACAGGTACGCCTGCCGCAGGTGAAGTGAGCAAGGAAACCTTTGCAAAAATGGGGTATACGCAGAGGTTGGAACTTAAACGAACAGACCCCGAAAAATACGAACAGTTGAAAGGATAGGATATTATGAAAATGACAAATGGCATTAGAATTTCTATGCAGTATTTCGCAGAGCAGACAAAGATCACCGACCTTATCGATCCTGAGGTAATGAGTGATATGATCGACGCAAAGATAGAGTCTAAGATAACTGTATCTCCCTTTGCGAAGATAGACAGAACGCTCGTTGGCGTGCCCGGAGACACTATCACAGTGCCGCAGTATAAGTATATCGGCGACGCAGTTGATGTTGCAGAGGGCGTTGAAGCCGAAACTGTCAAGCTTGAAACAGACTCCACTCAGGCTAAGGTAAAGAAAGCCATGAAAGCGGTGGAGATAACCGACGAGGCTCTTCTCAGCGGCTATGGCAATCCTGCGGGTCAGGCGACTTCACAGCTTGCAATGTCTATCGCTTCTAAGGTGGACGCAGACAGCATGGACGCACTTATGAAAGCCCAGCTCATCTATGACGGCTCGGCTTCTGCTATCTCTTACAGCGGCATTGTTGACGCTGTTGACAAGTTCAATGAGGAGCTGAACACCGAAAAGGCTATGTTTATTAACCCTCATCAGAACTCACAGCTCAGAAAGGACCCGAACTTCATTTCAGCAGATAAGTATGACGGCAATGTGGTCATGACAGGCGAGATAGGCAAAATAGCGAACTGCCGTATCGTTCCGTCAAAGAAAGTTTCACTTAACGAGGCTATCCCGGAACAGTATGTGAGAGTTGACAGCGATGCAGAGGGTGCAAAGGAAGTTGTTGCGGACAGCACAGCTTCACCAACTGCTTCACAGATAAAGCTCGGCTCAGTAACGCCTTGTGCAGAGGGTTACACTCCAAAGGTGGGTGACTATGTTGTAAAGAACGCCGCTGTCAAGGCTGGCACTTTCTACATATGCCCTATCATCAAGCTCAACGCTGATACTGAAACTGAGGACGAAACATCAGCACTGACTATCTACCTCAAGCGTGATACAAACGTTGAGACCGAAAGAAAGAGTACAAAGCGCTGCACAGATATATCTGCTGACAAGCATTACACTGTGGCTATTTCAGACCAGTCAAAGGTAGTGCTTGCAAGATTCAAGAAGTAAAGAGGTGCGGCAGTATGAAAGCATATGCAAGCGAGAGCTATTATATAGGCGTTTATCTTTGCGGCAGAGAGCCTGACATATCTGCCGCTTTTGACTTCTATGCAATGCAAGCCACAAGCCTTATAAAGCAATATACCCTTGACAACGTTGACGAGAAGGATATCCCCGAAGAAGTGAAAATGTGCTGCTGCGAGCTTGCGGAGAATATCTTCAAGGCAGAGCAGGAGGGCGGCACTCAGGGGGTATCTTCCGAAAGCGTTGGGGGCTGGTCAAAGTCATATGAAAGCTCTGACGTCCGCAGGCAGAACGCTGACAGAGCCGTTCACGATATCGTGTACAAATGGCTCAGCGGAACAGGGCTGCTTTACAGAGGGGTGAGATAAATGCTTGCAAACAGCGATTGCACGGTGTATCTTTTCGACAAGCAGACAAGGGGATTTGTGCGGAAGTATGCAGAGAAAGTTTATTGGTGCGAAAACAGGTCGGGAAGTATCGTGAAAAGCGGTATGCAGACCTCAGACAGCACAAGGGTGTATTTCTATGATGATAATGTGCCGAAAACCCCTGCAAAGGATATGCTTGTGAGAGGAAAATGCGAGTTTGAGTTCGATAATCAAACGCCGCAGAGCATATCTGAGAGCATGAAAATGTTCCGTGCGGAGTATGACTTTGTTACGGTAATGAGCATTGATGATTATATGTTCGGCGGTCTGCCACATATGGAGGTGAGCGTGAAATGAAGATAGGTCAGCCTATGGACAGCAGGGCTATCACTTGGGATAAGTCCTTTGCAGGCAAGTATTCAGAACGTTTTGATAAGGCTCAAAAGTTCATTGACGCCGAGTGCATAAGGCATATGGTGAAGTATACACCTACCCTCAGCACGAATCTAAGAAAGTCTGCCACGAGAGGCACAAAGATAGGCAGCGGCAAGATACAGTATCTTGCACCTTACGCACGCTATCAGTATTACGGCAAGCTTATGGTATCCTCTGTTACAGGCTCGTCTTACGCTCGACATGGAGAAAAGAAAGTGCTGACGGACAAAGACCTTGTTTACAGCACTTTTAAAGAGCCACTTGCCGGCAAGCTTTGGTTTGAGCGAATGAAAGCCGACAAGAAACAGCAAATACTCAGAGGAGCGGCGGTGATAATGGGAGGCAAAGCGAAATGAACATAATTGAGCTTGTGAAAGATATTTTGCAGCAGTTCCCGAAAATATCGGAGGTTTGCAACGATATCCATATCGACTTTACCGACGATACGCCAACCAATTACGGTTTGTCCTCTACAGGCGACAGCCTTATAAGTTCTGATATTTTGGGCGGTCAGACAAGACAGCATAACTTCATTCTCTATGCCGTATATCAGTCTATGAATGACTTTGACAGAATGTCAAACAGCGGCGTACTGCTTGAATTGCAGATGTGGCTTGAAAGCTATGCAGACAAGCATAGAGATACCACGTTCACTACCATAACGGAGGACGAGGAAAGGACAGGCGTTCTTGAAAAGCTCACCTGTGCAAACGGAATGATATATGCAATACCAAATGAAAACACAAACGATACTGTGCAGTATCAGTTACAGATAGCGGCACAGTATCAGATATAAAAGGAGGAAAACATATGCCTGATTATTCATACAAGAGCGGAAAGCTCAACAGAAGTCATCTTCTGCATTATCTTGACACGACATTCGCAGCGGTCGCCTCATCACCAAGCTGGTATCTTCTCGGTAAGGACGTTGAGGACGCAAGTGTGGCACTCAACCCTGACACTTCCACAAAGAAGAATATCCTTGATGAAACCACAGTTGAGGACAACGGCTATGAGCCTGAGTTCGACCTTGACACATTCTATGCAAAGCCCGGTGACGCACTTTACGAAAAGCTCAAGGATATCATGATGAATCGTCTTACCGGTGACGCCTGCAAGACAAGCGTGCTTGAAGTCATCGTTGACAAGACCACAGGTGCGTATGACGCATGGACGGAAGATGTCATAGTCAAGCCGCAGTCTTATGGCGGACCACAGGGGGGCGTAAATATCCCGTTCAACTGCACCTTTGCAGGAAACAGAGTGAAAGGCTCTGTCACCTTTGCGGCAGGCGTGCCAACGTTTGCAAAGACTACGGAAGAATAAACTATATGGCAAACATATGAAAGCACTTCGTTCAGAGCGGAGTGCTTTTTGTTTGCCATAATACAGAAAGGACGATAGAAATGTCAATGCAGTCAATAGATTTTAACAGCGGCAATTACAAAGAGTACGCTATAAACGGCGACGAGAACAGAGTTATAAGTATAAACGTGTCAGACGTTGGTATCATCACCAGGATACAGGACGCTATGAGCAAGGCTGACAATATTGCAGAAGAAGTGTCAGAACGTGAGAAGAACGAGGACAGAACTCAGCTTCTCAAAGAGTATGACCAGCGTGCAAGAGAAATGGTCAATGACATATTTGGAAGCGATGTGTGTACGGCGGCGCTTGGAAGCGTGAACGTGTTCTCTGTGGCTTCAAACGGCAAGCCTGTGCTTGTGAACTTCCTTGAAGCGCTTCTTGCGGTGGTGGTGCAGGAGATAAAGTCAGCACAGACGGCGGCTCAGATAAAGCTCGAAGAAAAGGTGGAGAAGTACATAGCTCCCGTTGTTGCTCAGCCTGCGGTCAATGTGGCGGAGCTTTCTGACGAGGACAAAAATGCTCTGCTCAGGGAGCTGCTCAAATGATAGGCTCTTTGCCTACAGCCCTTGAAATAGGCGGCAAAGAGTATGCCATACACTCGGATTTTCGGGTAATCCTGCGTATCTATTCAGCCTTTGCAGACCCTGAACTTGACGAGCGTGAAAAGTGCTATGTGTGTCTTAAATGCCTTTACGCTGAGGATATCCCGCGAGAGCATTTGCAGGAGGCTGTCAACAAGGCTTATTGGTTTGTTGGCGGTGGAGATGTTCCCCAGGAGAGCGTTCAGCCTGCAAAGACTATTGATTGGGAGCAGGACGAGAGTATTATTTTTCCTGCGGTGAACAAGGCGGCAGGCTTTGAAACGAGGACGGTAAAATATCTTCATTGGTGGACTTTTCTTGGCTATTTCAATGAGATAGGCGAGGGGCTTTTTTCGTCTGTTATAGGCATACGGCAAAAGCTTAACAAGGGCAAAAAGCTTGAAAAATACGAGCAGGAGTTTTACAGAAATCACCGCAATATGATAGACCTTAAACGAAAGCTCTCAGCAGAAGAGCAGAGGGCTGAAAACGAGGACAAAGAGTTTCTGAAACAACTGACGGGAGGTGAATGACAATGGCTGACGGGTGTTTGAATTTTGACACCAACATAAACAGCGAGGGCTTTGAAAAGGGCTTGAAAAGTCTTTCCGATATGGTGGGGGATATCAAGCCAAAGCTTAAAAGCCTTGCAATGGCTGTGACGGCAGCATTCTCCGTCAAGAAACTTGTGGACTTCGGCAGGCAGTCCATAGAAACAGCCTCAGACCTTGCGGAAGTTCAGAACGTTGTTGACACGGCTTTCGGTGAATCAAAGCAGAAAATGGAGGACTTCGCTGACACGGCTGTTAAGACCTACGGCATTTCAAAGCTCACCGCAAAGCAGACAGGCTCAAACTTCATGGCAATGGCGGCAGGAATGGGGCTTGCCAATGACAGTGCAAGCGATATGGCTATGGCTCTTACAGGGCTGTCGGCGGATATGGCGTCATTTTATAATGTCGGTCAGGACGTGGCAAGCACAGCGCTGAAATCAATTTTTACAGGCGAAACGGAAACGCTAAAACAGTTCGGTATCGTTATGACGGACGCCAACTTGCAGGCGTATGCGCTTTCAAAGGGTATCACGAAATCAACTGCCGATATGTCGCAGGCTGAAAAAGTTCAGCTGAGATACAATTACGTTATGTCGCAAACGGCTCTTGCACAGGGCGACTTTGCAAAGACTTCTGACAGTTGGGCGAACCAGACAAGAATACTTTCTGAACAATGGAAAGAGTTCGGAGCGACTATCGGCACTGTGCTGATGAACGTTCTTCTGCCTGCTGTCAAGGCGATAAACAGTCTGCTTTCACAGCTCATAGCTTTGGCACAGGGGGCAGCGAGGGCACTCTCAGAGGCATTCGGCTTTGAACTAAGCAACAGTGCAGACGAGGCTCAAAGCATAGTGAAAAGCACCTCTCAGGTAGCGGATAATTACAGCGATATAGCCGACAATGCACAACAGACTCAGGAGGCACAGGAAGGATCTCTTGCAAGCTTTGACCAGATGAACAAGCTGAATGATGAGAGCAAGTCAGATAGCACTGGGGTCAGCGGAGCTGGGGAGATAATGCAGCCTTCCGGGACTAGCGTTGAGGTGGATACGGGAAAGGCAGATAAAAAGCTGTCTGACTTTTTCAAATCAGTAAGAACTCAGTTTGAAAAGCTTGCAGACTATCTTGATAGGAATTTTAAGCCTATTTTCGCTGATATATGGAGCGGACTTGAAAGAGAGAGCATTGAACTTGCTCAGATACTCGGCGGAGTTTTCAGTGATATAATGTCGCTTTCCGAACCGCTCAAAGCTTATTTTATAAACGATTTTACACCGCTTATGCAGACCGCTTTCAGCACGCTTGGCAAGATAGGCATAGGACTTTTTGACAGCTTCAACAAGGTGTTTTCTGATATCTGGAATGTGGCAGTGTTCCCTATACTGCAAAACTTCCTCACTGTAGGATTACCCCTAATGGCGGATTTTGGCACGCAGGTATGGAACACGCTAGGCGTACTGTTTGACAACATAAAAGAGATCTTTGATACCTTGTGGAACGGCGTTGCACAGCCTGTGTTGAACGCCTTAAAAACACTGTGGTGCGATACTTGGCAGAGCATTTCAGACTTTTGGAACGAATGGGGACAGCCTATATTTGACGGCATAAACGAGGGTATAACAACCACAAAGAACGTATTCCTCAATCTGTGGGAAACGGTCTTGAAACCTGTGTTTGACAAGCTCATGGACGTGGCTGACAGCGTTTGGACGGAGCACTTGAAACCTCTGCTTGATGAGTTCCTCGACTTTGTTGGAACACTTATCACAAGCGTTCTGAGCATTTACAACAAAGCCATAGCACCTGTTGTGAACTGGCTTGTGAGCATACTCGGACCGATAGTCAGCAGTGTGCTTGGTAAGATAATAAAGACAGTGGGCAATGTCATAAGCAATATAATTGACGCCGTGAAGAACATCATTTCAGCACTTAAAGGCGTTGTGTTGTTCATAGCGGGAGTGTTCACCGGTGATTGGAAAAAAGCTTGGCAGGGTGTAAAGAAGATCTTCAAAGGCGTATGGGACGCACTTGTTGACATAGCAAAAACACCTATTAATTTGATAATCGGGCTTATAAATGGTCTGACAGGTGCAGTAGAGGACGCAATAAATTGGATAATCGACGGCATAAACGAGCTGAGCTTCACGACGCCTGATTGGCTTCCCGGTGATCTTGGCGGTCAGACATTTGGCTTTGACCTAAGCCAAATTGATATCCCCGAAATACCCAAACTTGCTCAAGGTGCAGTGATACCGCCGAACTCTGAGTTTCTTGCAGTTCTGGGCGATCAGAAGCGAGGAACGAATATCGAGGCACCGCTGGATACTATCACACAGGCTGTTTTGCAGGCTCTTGTGTCTTATGGCGGAGCGGGCGGAAATCAGAAGATAAGCGTTACCATACCGCTTACGCTCAACGGCAGGACTATCACACAGATAGTTATTGACGATATCAATGACTATATCAAGCGCAACGGCAGGTCGCCAATAAGGGCATAGGAGGTGCAGAAAATGAAAAGCAGAGGACTTATATTCGGCAGCGAAAGGGTCGCCACACCTGCGGAAGTGAGCTTTACAAACAACAAGATATGGTCGAACAATGCAGGGCGGACGGCTAACTGTAAAATGGTGGGCGACATAAGAGCTATAAAGAAAACTGTCACACTGAAATGGTATCATCTCACAGGTGATGAGACGGCAAAGCTCAATGAGTATATCTCCAACGTTGACAGTCCGTTTTTCAGTATCACGCTCCTTGATGAGACATTTCAGGAAAGCACTTTTGACGTTTATGCAGGCGACCCAACTTATGAAGTTTTCGGCTGGGACGAGAACAAACAGTTCTGCAAAGGCGTTGCGGTGGACTTGATAATGCAGTAAGGGGGGCGTTTGAATGTACAAAACAGGGGAGCTTGTGGCACAGCGTATCGAGAGCTATTGCCGTACTTGGCGACTGTGGATAGATAATGCAGAGGGTGTTATATCAGGCGACAGCATTATGTCAGCTGACAGCTCAATGCAGGCAACATCACTTTCAGACGACATCGAACTAGGTGCCGTGTGTTCGCAATCGTG